ACATTTACATCACAACAGGCACAAGGATTCAATAGAGCACAAATGGCTGAGATGTTAGGTTATGGTGATGGTGTAGCAACCACAACAAATATGACACCAACCTTAGACCCGGATGGTAAACCTATGAATGTTAATATTGAGGGCACTGCAGTTGGTGATGCTTTAACAAGAGATTATTCTTCATTGATGAAAACCATCAATGCTAAGAAGGGGAAATAATAAATGGCTAAACAACGTAAAGAATATTCGTATCAAACTTTAGATTTACAACCTGATGTAGCGATTGGGGTAATGCTACCTTTTGGTAAACCAAAGGGTTTGTTTCAGTTAAGTTATACAACCGAACAACAGGCCGTATCTAATCTAAAAAGTTTACTATTAACTCGAAAAGGTGAACGAGTGTTTCAACCTAACTTTGGTTCTGATGTTTATTCTTTAATGTTTGAAAACATTAATAGTGATTTATCATCAACACTAGATGAATCTTTACGAGAAGATATAGAATATTGGTTACCTTACATAATTATTGATGATATAGCTATTGAAGTTATAGAAGATAGAAATTATGTTAGGATAGAACTATCTTTTAGAGTTACCGAACAAGGTGCTAACCAACAAATAATTCTATTTATAGATAATGCGGGAACTACCACAATAGAATAGGTTTAAAAATGGCAAAGAAAATTAACAATGATTTAGTACAAAAAGATGTATCGTTAATAGGTAGAGACTTTGGTGAGATTCGTAAGAATCTGATAGATTTTTCAAAAAACTATTTTCCAAACACCTACAATGATTTTAACGAAGCATCGCCTGGTATGATGTTTATGGAAATGGCATCGTATGTAGGTGATGTACTTTCTTTTTACACAGATACTCAATTAAGAGAATCAGTTTTAACAAACGCTGAAGAAAGTTCAAATCTATTTAATCTAGCAGCTGCATATGGTTACAAACCTAAAAATTATGTACCTGCCACAACTAACTTAGATGTATTTCAATTAGTTCCATCTAAAGGAAGTGGTGATGATGTAAGACCTGATTTTGATTATGCATTAAAAATAGCAGAGGATATGCAGGTAGGTTCATCCGAAAACAATGATGTAAACTTTATAGCATCGAAAAACATTGATTTTGCATTCTCATCATCATTTGATACAACGGAAGTATCCGTATATCAAGTTGATGAAAACACAAATGAACCTATATACTATTTGTTAAAGAAAAAAGTAAAAGTATCAAGTGGTACTGTTGAAACAAAAACATTTACATTTGGTTCTCCAAAGATTTATGATAAGATTAAGATAGAAGAACCTAACTTTATAAGAATAAAATCAATAGTAGATGATGATAGCGATGAGTGGACACACGTACCATACTTAGCACAAGATACTGTATTTGAACAGATTGAGAACAACGAAGATAACTCAACCGCGTTTGTAGAGTATAGTGGTGATACACCATACCTATTAGAATTGAAGAGAGTACCTAAAAGATTTATCACAAGATTTGAAGATAGTGGGGTAGTAGTAGTTCAGTTTGGGGCTGGTATATCACAAAACGCGGATGAGGAAATCGTACCAAACCCAGATAATGTGGGTTCTAATCTATATAACATAGTTGGTGATTTAGACCAGGGTATAGACCCATCTAACTTCCTATACACCAAAACATATGGAGTAGCACCATCTAACACAACATTAACTGTTGAGTATTTGGTTGGTAATGGTATAGTAGATAATGTTCCTGCCAAAGATTTAACAAACATAGTATCCATAGATACATCATTTGCAAATGAAAGAAATTTAGATAGTACCATAACTGGATTCGTTAGAAATTCGGTTGCAGTTACAAACCCAGAACCAGCACGTGGTGGTCGTAGTGAAGAAACATTAGAAGAAATTCGTAACAACGCAATGTCGTTCTTTGCTGCTCAAAACAGAACTGTAACTAGAGAAGATTATGTTATGAGGTGTTACGCATTACCACCACAATTTGGTTCTTGTGCAAAAGCATATTTATCACAAGATTATCAGATTGAAAATAAAAAATCCGATGGTACAACAATTTCATCTGAGATTCCAAATCCATTAGCTTTGAATTTATATACAATGGGTTATGATGATACTAAAAAGTTAGTACCTCTAAACCCTGCAACGAAAAATAATCTAAGAAGTTATATAGCATATTATAGATTATTAACAGATGCAGTTAACATAAAAGATGCACATATTATTAACATTGGTATTGATTTTGAAATTACGGTGTTACCACAATATAATTCAAATGAAGTTCTTTTAAGATGCATAAATGCATTAAAAGAGTATTTTAATATTGATAATTGGAGAATTAATGAACCAATTCAACTATCTAAAATTTATGTATTATTAGACCAGGTAGATGGTGTTCAGAGTGTTATAAGACCCGATAAGGATGGAATTGGTGGTTTACAAATATATAACAAATTTAATGGTAACTATTCACCTAACAAATATAGTATTAATAATGCTACAAAAAATGGCGTAATTTATCCAGCGTTAGACCCATCAATATTTGAAGTAAAATTTCCAAATTCCGATATTAGAGGACAAGTGATAACACAATCATTCTAAGGAGATACAAAATGATATATAGAATATACGGACAGAAGGATACTACAATTTACGAACATGGACTTCGTAGAAACCAAAACACAGGTATAGATTCTGTATTAGAGGTTACTAAATTCTTCGATGAAGATACTGATGAGAATTGGATAGGTAACAGTAGAATTTTAACTCAGTTTGATTTATCTCCAATATCATCATTAATATCATCAGGTGATATTTCTGGTAATAAAAAATTCTATCTGAACTTAACATCGGTTGATGAATTAGAGGTTCGTGCTGAATATCAATTAAATGTACATCAGGTATCTGGTAGTTGGATTAATGGACTTGGTAAATATAATGATAACCCAAAAAACACATCGGGATGTAATTGGGTATATCGAAATGATAATGAAGCATGGAGTGTATCATCCGCACAAATATTCAATGGTATCAGAGAAGTTGGAGTTCCAACTGAAGGTATTGTATTATACGAAGGATTTTCTGAAGGAACTGGTTCTTTATTTTTAACACAATCAATCAATGATATTAGGGGTAACTCCCCATCCATATCTATAAGTGATAATAGATTATTTATATCCGCATCTAATTTTGCAGGTACAACATTAGTATTCCCAGCACAATTAGATGAGAACCAAACATATGGTGTTCAGTTTCAAATCGACCCTGGTTCGTTTGATGATATACAATTTAGAGTTTTAGATGCAGATGGTGTTTTAAAAGCAGATGATGATTATGAAGGTTTTGTAGGTAGAATTACAACACCATCAACCCAATCGTTTGATTTAACATCTACAACCGCAGGGGAGTATCAATTACAATTTACATTCTTTGATGGTAGTGGTGATGGAACATCAACAACTGGTTCGTTTGATGAGATATATGTTTACGAAAAAACAGGTAATACAATTGCGTATGAAACGTTTGCGTTTAACAAAGGTGGATTTTTATTAAGAAACGTTGTTAAAAATACAAATGATGAACTACCTCGTATGTTTGTATCCGAATCTAAATTAAATTTATATGCAGATAATATTGGTGGTGGTGATGCAACATACATTGAAACTCTATCAACCGATTTAGAATATACTTTAAGTTGTGAGGTTGAACCGGGTGATTATCCTGAAATAGGATTTACCATATACGACCCAAATGGGTTAAAGTATAGAAACGGTGTTACAAGCTTATCTTCATCATTTACAACACCTCAAACTCAATCGATAGTATTTACACCACAAATTGCCGGTGATTATATATTCGCATACACATTCTTTGATTCAGGTTCTGCAGGTGCGAGTGGTTCGTTGGATAACTTTAAATTAGTGTATTCAGGTTCAATACCCCAACCACCACAAATTGAAGCCGGGTATTATAAAAACGAAGGTGGAGCAACGTGGTACACTTCATCAGTAAGTAACACCACCATATCTCAAACATTTAACAAATACACCAAAGATTTAAATGTTGAAGTTACTGATTATGTTAATGATTGGTTGAGTGGTAGTAGAGAAAATAATGGATTCCTTATCAAAAGACCTGCAGCACAAGAAAGTGGTTCTATTAGATATGGTTCATCTAAATTCTTTTCAAATGAAACCAATACAATTTATGTACCTACATTAGAAGTAAGATGGGCTACTGGTTCATTTGAAACTGGTTCACTAAGTGAACTTACTGATGATAACATTACATTATACGTTAAGAATATACTTACTGAGTATAAGGAAACTTCTAAAGCAAAACTTAGATTAGTTGGTAGGGCTAAATATCCACAAAGAACATTCGCAGATTCATACCCATACACTACTATTAAATATTTGCCGGAAACTACTTATTATCAAGTAAAAGATGTAGAAACTAATTTATCAATAATTCCATATGATACAACTTACACAAAAGTGAATTGTGATTCAACTGGAAACTATTTTGATTTTTGGTTTAACACTCTTCAACCAGAAAGATTCTATCGTTTTGATTTCAGAGTAGATAGAAATGGAAAAAATGAGTACTTTGAAGGACCTATATTTAAAGTGGTTAGATAATGGCAGAAACAAAAGTAGATAAAGTTGCAGAAAAGGTAGAGAGACGGGATATTCGAAGAAATTTCTCTAATCAAATTATATCCTATGGATTGCCTGAAGATGGTAAGTTAAAATATGGATATAAGAGGTTACCTGCGCAATCGGTGGTATATTCAGCAGAATCCTATGATAAATCTATTGATAGATTATCAACCGAATTAATATCAAATGTGGGTGATTTAAGAATCACCGAACAAACATTAAATTATGTACAATTTCTAACACCATCTGGTGAAGCTGAATTTGAAGATACGTTTAGTGGTAGATACGCAATAACCGATGGTGCAGCTGAAGTTCCAGGTGGTGGTAAGTCTTGGACTGGATATAAAAATAATCACTATATTAATCCATATGTAGGTCCCGGTAGTGTTACACAATACCTAGACCATAGAAATAATTTTAGGCATGGTGGGTATCGTACCATTCCATTTGATAAGGCTGAAGAAGGCCCTGGTTTAGAAAATGGTGGTTATGTAATCACACCTGAACTTATTGAAAGTGGTAAGAGTTTAAAACTTACTGCAATAATCGGAGTTGCAAATGAACTTAAAGATAGTTCTGGTAACAACTTAGATAAATCCGTTCGGTTTAAATTCAAATTTAATAGAATCAGAAAACCATACGTTGCAAATATATCCGATAACTTAGGAAACGCAAAGTATGAATCATTTGATAGAGGTGAATATGGATTTATAAAAGTAGAGTTTGATGTATTAAATTCTAAAATGCAAGTTGGTGATATTTGGGAACTACAAGGACAAGTAACAACGAGTTACAGAGGATGTTTCTTCTATGGTAATAAATCTATATTTAAAGTAGATGTGATAGAAACTCCATTAGTTGCAACCACAACTAAAAAAGCACCAACTAGAAATGTCAGAATGCAACCATCCGATGAAAGCATAGCACCAGCCTCTAATGATACACAACAATCAACTACGGGCTCACCAATGGGTAGTGGTGTAGGTTCACCAAGCGGAGCTGGAAATACAACATCCAATCCTCGAAGTGGTGCAGGTACGGGAAGTGGTTCGGGTAGTGGAACAACTAATAGTGGTGCTGGTGTAGGTTCATCAGATTCACCAAGTGGAAGTGGTTTTAATAGTACTAATCTAAAACCACCAATCAATAGAGGGGGTATGGTATAAACTATGGCAATAGATAGATATCAAAAACCAGAAATACTAACTGATGTGAAAACACCAGTAGATAGTGTTGCCGTTTATTCCTTTTTAGATTCGGCACGTTTAAGTAAAACACCATTGGTTTTAACCCAACAATTGTTAAACCAATCGTATGTACATAAACACATCTATTCTGAGAATAATTTATTACACTCATCAGTATCACCATTACAATATGAAGTAACTTCTGAAGATAAAGCAAACTATACATATGATATATTATTAACACCTGAAAAGGATGTTAGAAAAGCAGATGTACCACGTGGTACATATAACATCGTATATAATTTTCTAAAACCATTTTCTTCAAAGTTAAGAATAAAAAACATTTCAGCAGATTCTACTGAGATTGAATTAGAGGTAGATAATTCAAACTACAGTCTAAAAAGATTATATGATTTAGTAAATAGTAGTAAAAACTACAAAGATAATTTAGTTTTAAATTTTGGTAAGAATAATCTATTCACAATAACGGATATTAGTTTTGCTAATAACGAAGTAATTGGTGAACAATTACGATGGCCAAAACACCCATCAGGTAAATACAATGGGCTTGATGTTACATACTTTCCATCAGAAGAAGATAGTGATAGAAATATTTGGATAGAGGTTTATAAAGGAACAAGATTAACAACTGGTAGAGCTACATCATTTACACCAATTGTAGATGAACAAACTTGGCAAGTTAAATTTGAACCATTAAGAGATGTTAATGGTACTCGAATATTTTTTTCAAAGAATTCACAAGAATTTGATAGAAGGTATGAAATAGAATCTGGATTGAGAGTATCTGATGATATATTTGATAATATATACTATGGTACACACCCATTCTCTAAGTTTAAAATATTTAACCCATATACATCAGATACAAATAAAATAAAAAATGTTGTTGTAAAACTATACACAGAATTACCAACTGAATTTGAAAATAGAACTCCAAAGATATCACTTTCTTTAAGGGAAGATTATATTGAAAGAATATTGGTATACCCATATATCAAAGAAGAAACTTATGATAACTTTTCATACGCTAACTTTAATATTGATATGGGTAATTATGGTAAATCACAAGGTACTGATTTAAAAACTTGGAATTCTTTATTAGATACCACTCTATCAACCTCACAACAAATAGTTGATAAATACTTATCAGGTTCAATTGGTAATACTACCTTAAACATAGATTATTCTAATTTCAAAAACTTTGTTAATTATTCATCAGCAGTAGAGCGTGTTAAAAACTTAAAGTATAAATTAGAACTCATAGAATCTTATGATAGTAGAATCAATACATTAAATTTAATTAGTGGCTCATCAGCACTAACTAATATATCACAATCACTACAAAGAAAATCAAATGTAATTAGTGGTATGGATGGTTGGGAAAGATGGATGTATTATGAAACCACAGGTTCTTTATATACACATTATAGCGCATCATCATATGTTATCAACCCTTGGCCGCATTATGATGAATTTCCAAAAAAACTTTATAGTGTAACATCATCACAGGCTATATCACACTACAATGGGTTAATTGATTCAGCAAGTATATATGATACATTTAATGATGCGAGATTAACAAAAACAATCCCATCATCAATGGCTGAGGACCCGCTAAACTTAGATTACATTTTATTCATTGATATGATTGGTCATCACTTTGATATTACGTGGAGTTATATAAAAGCATTGACTTCTATTAATGAAAGAGAAGAACATCCATATGATGGTATGCCAAATGAGTTATTATATGATGTTGCAAAATCTATGGGATGGAAACTTACACATGGTAAAGACCGTTCCGATTTATGGAAGTTCGCAGCAGGCACTGATAAGTTTGGTAATTATGCACAAACTGGTTCTTTACAAACTAAACCAGATGAACAAATTAATTATGAGGTTTGGAGAAGGATTGTAAATAACATTCCGTACTTACTCAAAACCAAAGGTTCTGCTAGAGCAGTTAAAGCATTAATTGCAACATACGGAATCCCACAATCATTCTTATCAATCAGAGAATATGGTGGGCCTGCAATAGAAGATAAAAGACACATTTGGGAACATGATAGATTTGTATACCATTTGAGAATGGATACAGATAACTATATTACAGCACCTTGGGATAAGATTGCAGATATAGACCCTCAAACTTATTTAAACAGAGACCCTAATCCAATTGATACAATTGAAATTCAGTTCCAACAAAACTTAATTAGAACATCATCCTTATTACATAAGGGTTCTGATTTTGCAGTATTATTAGAACCAACATCGAGAACATCTGGTAAGGGTAACATTCATTTCTATTTAAGTGGTAGCAATGGTTACAAATCAGCATCTATTGAAGATGTACCTGTTTTTGATTCTAAGATGGGTACTCTATTAGTTCAAAGAGAAACATCAGTAGATGATATCACACAAAACAATGAATATAAAATTCAATATAGAAAAAATAGAAAAGATAGAATCAGTACATCAAAATCTGCTAGTATTGATATTAATGGTTCTACTGAATCATCATACAACGCTGCTTGGACCGGTAGTGGTACAGTAACGTTTAGTAACACATTACCAACATCTAATACCCCATCAATTTGGGCGGATGCGGAATATATGAGTGGTTCAATACAAGAAATTAGATATTGGGGTCAACCACTTAAAGATATTGTTGTAGATGAACATACGCTATCAAGAGAATCTTATCATGGTAACTCTGCGACTTCATCTTATTTTGATTTAAAGTTTAGATTCATACCAGATTCACAATTAAAGAATGTTAGTGAATCTTACGATGGTATCTTATCACAACATCCTAACCAAAGAATTACTGGTAGTGAATCAGGTTACATATTATCTGCATCTTTATTTAGTTTTGAATCTGATGATTTAAGGGGTGTAACTGAAGAATACTATACTAAAGTTCCATCCGCAGGTGCTAATAATATTATGAACAATAAGGTTAGAGTTGAATCAAATCGATTGACAGGAATCTTAGACCCAGAACAAAAGAAAGAAAAATCACAATACGATTCTGCGCCGGTTGATTCCAATCAGGTTGGTGTTTATATGTCTGCTACAAAGATGTATAATGAGGATATATACAATCACACAGGTTACTTTGAGATTGATGATTATATTGGTAATCCAGATAGACGACCAGGTTATACTGAACAAAACGAAGAGTTAGATTACGTTCGTAGACAGGTATTTAAAAAATACAGTTCTAAAAACTTAATTAACGATACCATCGATATGTTGGCACGATATGATTTCTCAGTATTTGAACAAATCAGACAAACAATGCCTGCGAGGGTTGATTACAATTCGGGTATTTTGATTGAACCACATATCTTAGAAAGACCTAAGGTTAAATCAAAAACTAATCTATCATATACTCAACCACAATATGATGTTGTAATAACTAATGAGGTACCTGTAATATCTGAGTACATTCATTATGATACAATAATTACCGCACCTCGTAGTGAAAGTGCAGAATACATCCATTACGATACAGTCATAACGGCTCCTCGTAGTGAAAGCGCAGAGTACATTCATTATGATACAATAATTACCGCACCTCATAAGAATATACAATCATCAAAACATGATTATACATCAAGTATTGATACTACTGAACTTCGTAATATAATTGCACAAAAAGATGATGTAGAATCGGTGGGTAATCCTACTATTAGAAATATGTACTCACCATCAACATATAGATACACAATCCTAAACTATTCAGCATCAGCTGATATTGGATTTGGTAGTGGGTGGACTACGGGTTCAAATGGGTATTGGAATTATAATGTAACATCATCTAACGCAGTAGTGGGTAAACCATCTAAGTATGCACTTAAAACCATATACTTCTATAATACTGAGTTATCAGCATCATTAAGATTAAGTAACTCATCATCATTAGTTCCAGCATCAGTATCTACTGATGAATTACCACTATCATTAGAAAACCTAAGATATTTGGGTTGTAAGATGACATCCGATTCACTTACAACCAACTCACCAGATACACCAGATGGTAGACCTGTAATTGAGATATTTGAGGCTGACCCTAATGTACTCATCTATACATCACAAACGGCAGAAGAAGGTAATTTGGATGTAGATACCTCTACAAATTTACCAACTCTTAAATTAGAAGATTTAAAAGTTAATGATGATATTAAGTGGAGTAGAGAGCAAGAATATAAAGAGGCCGTTGCTAAGTTTAGAAAAGAAATAGAAAAACTAATTCAGATTGAAGATGGTAGAAGAATTAAGTTTGATTTGAGATACGAAGAAGAGAGAATCCGATTTGAATTGGAACAACAACGAAGAGAAGAGTTTGATATAATAAATCGACCTAATAGAATTACCGATGTTTAATATTTATTGATATGAGAGAAGAAGAAATGAATTTAAGGGGCGAACCACAAAGACCTGATGATAATAGAGAAGTTGGTTCTGATATGGAAGAGGTTGTAAGACAAAAACTTGCACCCACATCCGAACGTCCTCTTATTAAATCTCCAATGGATGTAGAATCGGAACAATCCGAATTGGAACGCAGTATTCAACCCTTAGAGGATATTGTAAACACAGGTGAGTTATTAGATGATAACAAACTAATCAGAGATAGAGATAGAGTTCGGCCTGAGGATATTGCAGATGTAGTATCCAAACCAATTATACCTACCAAATCAATACCACCTGTAATTGATTCAAATGATGAGTTCTTTACTGAAGAAGATAAAGCACGTTTGATTTTAGAAGAAGATAAACGTAGAGCGGTTAGTGACCAACGAAGATTGGATTTTGAAAACGCATTTTTAGAAGAGCAAGAACGTAGAGTTCAATTTGATGAGAAAATCAGAATTATGAAAGCTGAGTTTGAGTTGTATCTTAAAAATACTTTTCCTGAGTTTGTTGGTGATAGAAATATGACAGATGGAGACAAACAAAAAAATCAAGCGGATATCAAACGTAAGAAAGAAAAAAACTCCACTAAGGTAAAAGAACTACAAAAGAAAAAGCTAGAGCGTTTAGAAAGAGAGAAAGAACGTAAGTTAGTAGAATCTCAACTTAGATTAAATAAACTTACAGAAGGTGAAGTTCAAACTTTTTTTGAAGAAGAGATAATTATAGAACAGAAGGAAAAGATTGCTCAGAATCCTCAAATAGAAAATCTAAATCCAGTTCAAAAACAAATTAGAGAAGCCGAAGAAATGGAAATTAGAATGGGGAGGCCAATCGTTCCTCATAGAGATATAGTTGAAAGTGAAGAATCTGATTTTGATTCAAATTCAATAACTAACCCAACTGATATTTTGATAAGACCTATGAATGTAGAAGAAGAGTTTAATAAAAGGCAGAAAGAGAATCGTTTGGAAATTTTAAGAAACGAACTCAATTCAAACCAAAGAAGTGAGGAAGATTATGTATCTACTTTAAAGTAGAATGCAAAAAATTAACTTAATTTATTTTATTCACATATTTATAGTTGAATAATATTGTAAAAAGGTAAAAAAATTATGGGATACTTAGATAATTCATCGATAACAGTAGACGCAATTCTCACCAAAAAGGGTAGAGAGTTATTAGCAAAAGGAAGAGATTTCTTTGTGATTAGCCAGTTCGCATTAGCAGATGACGAGGTTGATTACGAACTATGGAATCCAGCACATCCACTTGGTTCTGATTACTACGGAATCATTATTGAAAACATGCCAGTAGTTGAGGCAGTTACTGACGAAAATTATTCGTTAAGATACAAACTATTAACATTACCAAAAAATACAATTCGTATTCCAATTATTCAAACAAACCCAAGTTCAATTAGTTTAGAAGAAGCCGGGCGTAGACAAGTTGTTTCTATTGAAACTAAAAATGGTGGAAACGAAACATTAGGTTACACCGTAACACTTCTTAACTCAGATGCAGCAACTATTATCGGTGATGGTGGTGGTATCGCAAATAACGAAGATAATGTAGGTGCTAACGAAGATAGAAGAAGTGTTACCATTAGTACAAATTCAACATTTACAATTGTTTCAAAAGTGTTAGCAGATAATACTGATATTTCAACTAAGATTTTTGTAGTTGGTAATGAAACAGGTGGACGTAGTGAGATTACATTAAGTGTAACTAACAATCCTGATATTACAGTTGGTAACACATTAGATTCAACATTAGGATAACAGATTAAAAGGAAATAGATATGGCAATTTTACCAGCAGGTTCGTTCAATACATCAAAAAGAGTTTATACAGCATTTAAAGTAGGGGATGTTGTAGAAGGTGGTGTAGAAAAAGTAACGAGAGGTTTATGGAGTGGTAACGTAGGAACGTTAACATCATTCCACACATCTTCAGCACAATCAGCTACTCAGAAAGAATATTATTATGAGATTTTTGATGGGATTAGTACTAATTCTACATCCGAAGCACAATTCTCAGTAACATATGGTCACAACGCAGGTAGTGGTTCTTTGGGGCAGAATGAAGATTCTCCTTCAAATGCCATCTATTCACAATATGCACAAATCCTACTTCCAGACCAACAAAGAACGTTTACATTTAATGATGTTTCATCTGAGCAGATTTATGCTATTAACATCAATAGGGCTAGAATAAAAGATAGATTAGACCCAGGTAACTTCCAATTGAATTTAGCAGAACTATCTGGTAGTGCTGAACTTATATATAATACAGGTTCTAATTTAGCAGTATCCTCATCAAACAAAATTATTAAGTTAATTGATGATAGTGGTGATACTCAACAGGCCGCAACTCAAATTGGTAGAACGTATAACTTAGTATCGGGCTCAATCCTTAATGGAGTGTATTCACCTAAAACTTATTATGGGCAAGTATTTCCAGAGCAGGGTGTTATTATCTTAAACGCAGATACAATGGATACGGCGTTATCATTTGGTTCTGTAACCGCATCAAACACAAATGGTGATAATGCATTTAAATTATTAACATCTATTAGTGGTGCGGCTGCTATTAATTCAGATTATGGATTTGCAGCAAGAAACGAAGAAAGAGTTCAATCAACATATTACTTT